CGCAACTGCTGCTGGACTGGCGGCTGCATTAGCGGAGGACTTATTCCTGTTGTATACCGCTGCTGCCCCAAGACCCGCTGCGGTTCCTGCAAGTATCTTGTTGCCACGTGAAGCTGCGGCAGATCGAGCGGGAGCACGAGTTGCTGCACCAGCGGACTGAACGCCCTTGAATGCATTTGGCTTTGGCTTTAGCGTTCCAAGACTCTTGCCAGCGGCACGCCGTGCTTTTGCTGCTTTTGCNGCTTTTACTGATGCTCCAGCCGCTTGCGTAGCATTAGCCGATGATACTTGAGCTGGAAGTTTAGCCCCACCCCTTGCACCCACTGCTGGGCTTTTTGCTTTAGTTAATTGTCGCCCAATAAATTTGAGACCTGCTTTGAGTGCTTTTCCTTTTGCCATTAGTTTTGTTAGTTTATTTTGTTAATTCTGGAGATAAAACTTTATACAGATAATCATCTTCTACCATGCCGCCAAGAACTTTGGCATCCGCACGTTCCCCTGAGTCCAGATTTTGCTCAAGAGCTTGAAATTTTGATTCCCTGCATTGATGGATAAATTCTAGTATGTACTGGTACTGCTCGTACTTTGACAAGAACTTGACCGCATCACTTAGATTGTCGGTTTGTTTAATAGACATTATGATTCTTCTAGGTTCTGAGTTTCAACGGAGCCCATTGCAGCGGGTGCTGCACCCAAGCGTCCGATCTCTGCATTCTGCTGTTGAGCAACCTGCTGTTGATACTGAGCAACATAATTTTGAATGTTAGCCATAAAGTCCTGATCAGTCTGCATACGTGATTGTACAGAATTTTGGGAGGTGTACTCCTGAATTACTTGCATTGCAATCTGTCCGCCATTTGGACGAGCACCCACTGGGATACCTGCGTAAATTTTGGTAAGATCATCGGTAACATCCTTGACCATTTCTTCCTGTCCTTGACCCTCGGGCTGAATAATTGCATCAGCAATAGTTGGATCAATTGCATTTGCGGCAAACTGCTCTGCCGCCTGAAGATTAAATGTATTGCTAGGCGAGTTCCTAGCTAGCTCAAGTATTGCGGAGATTTTAGCCTTCATTGTCTCTGGGTCGCTATTTTGAACATCGAACGTAATATTAACGTCAATTTCCTCATCCTCTGGGGACTTGTACATTGTTAGTTCATTTGGTTGACCAGTCACTCGGAAGAATTTTTCGTCTGGACCAAATACTAGATACGCCTTGTATGCTAGCTTTAGGATACCAGAGCAGTGAGTAAGGAACTTATCAATAAAGAATTGCTGACGTTGAGCTGACAATGGATTGTCTGGGTTAAGACCAACTAGATCCATCGCCTCCTGCTGAACATACTTCTCTAGCTGGCTAGCTACCCCAGATGTATTAGGGATATCCATGTATTCAAATTTTTCGTTTGCACGAACGCCAATCCAAGCTCCAGCTCCCATTTGTGCTGGAGGACGACCCACTGGGTGTAGTAGTGGAGGAGAGACTCCTAGTGACATTTGATCGCTCCATCCATCACGCAGGGTTTTCATCTGCTTCTGGGGACCACGCAGTAAATCGCCGAATGTATTTACATCGTACAATCGTTTGCCCGCTGCACTGAGTCGAGTGAGCACGAAGGGATACTCGTCGTAGCCAGACATAAGCTCATTACTGAGATACCCAGTTGTTGTACGCGGATTCCACACAGTGAGGTAAATGCCCTCGGAACCATCTTTTTCATCGATCAAACGCCGATATGTGTAGACGATCTCTACTAGATCCTTGGAGTCCACCATTCCGTTCATTCCGTAATTAGATCCACCACGAGCCTGAGATGATCGAAGGCTATTGGTACTGGTCTGATTCATTCCAGAGTAGTCAAAGCCCCTTTGGTTCTCGATGAGTTCCTCAGCTAGCTCTGGATCCCAGTCCTTTGTCTCTACGCAGTTTTCGATCTCCTGAGGAGTCAGAAACGCACGCATGTGAACGCGGGGTGAGCGTTGAATGTTTGTGACGTAGCTAGGAATAATAATATCTATGTCAGAGAACTTTGTTTCAACAAAGGGTCGAGAAATATCTCGCTTGGAAACGGGGATAGCGGCAACGCCGTAGTCCCTAAGTTCCTTCAGTTTCTTTTTTGCAATCTTCCCATCTACGTACTCAAAGATATCGCTAAACATAGCAATTGTTTCTTCGTCCCGACTCTCGTCCGACAGTAGATCATATAGGTCTGGAGCTAGCTGATTAATTAACTCTAGGTTAAATTCCTCATTGTGCTTTCTGGATTTCATCTCCCAGTCTACGTACGTAATAGCGATACCCTTTTCAAGTAGATTGTTAGCCGCTGTCTCACACTCTTCCTTGAAGCCCCGAATATATGAATCTCTGAGGTACTTTAAGAATGATGATGTTAGTGCCGCTTGCTTGATGTCTCCAGAATCCACAGCGTAGGCACGGATGTTGCTCTTCGTCAGGGCGTTCATCATAATTCCCACGTAGGTAGAAATGCATTGCTCAATTAAACGAACTTCAGTATCCGATGCACCGTCCCAAGGAAATGCACCTGCACCACTCTTGGTTAGCTGAGAGTTTTTCCCAAGCCATTCAGCGTTGCGATTGTTATAGCTGTCCTGACACTGTGAAACATACGCAGTTAGGTCGGTGATGTCCGCCTCGTAATCGCGTTTTAGCTCATTGATGTCTGGCTTGGATGTAACGTAGTAGGCTTCTAGCTCTTTGTCTTCCATAAAAATCGGTATTATACCATGTTGTTATTACTTAATCAGCCTAATCCTGATATTATTTAGAAATGTAGCATACCAGTGTTCGCTCCTTGATATCATATCAAGTAGGTCTTGCAATCCAATCTCTTCAAAGTTTTCATTGTGGACTCTATTTAGAATTTCCCAATCAATAAAAGCATTTGAGTGTCTGGATGCAAATTTATTAAACTCTTTGTTCTTCTCGCTTATAGAGTATTTCATGTCGGTAAAACTTTTCGTCTAGTTTTTCAATTACTTGTGCCCTGAATATTTGTCTATCTCTAATAGAACCAATGTGAGTTGCTGGCAGGGCAACAACTACCTTTCGCTTATTCTTGGCATCGATTAATTTGCATTGAACAAAATATGGGTTTGGGCAAGCCCCTATTAACTGAACCCTTACGAACTGGGGCTCTAGGATCTTGTCGTCCTCCTTGTTAAAGTGCTCTTCGATCTTCTTAACGCCAGATTCAGTGATCTCGCGGCTCTTTGTGCAGAAATCCTCATCATTGCACAGTGACTTTCGGATAATTCCGATCTTTTGGGCAGTTACCCCGTATTTCTCTGCTAGTTCTTTTGCTTTCATTGTTTAGTATCCTCCTGTTAGACGAGCTTGATCAAAGTCCTCTTCGTCGTAGTGAATCGGACCCTCACCAGCATTCGCCATTCGCAAATACCGAATTAAATCAAAGAAGTCCTTTAGTGCTTCATCTCTTTTTCCGTCCGAGTTGTAGTTGATTAGACTATCTATTAAATTTTCGCAGCCCTCGTGTATAAAGCACTTGGGTTTATTGGCATCATCTAGCTCGTAGTTTGGATTATATGAAAACCATTCGTCCAGTGCTTGTATGCCCAAGCGTTCCTGCCTACCGTCCGAGGGGACAAAGTGCATGTCGTGCTCAGAGAAGGCATCAAAGAGATCCAAGTTGTTTTCATTCTCCCTAGCAAAGTACCGAGAGTCCCCGATGCGTTCAAACACCTCGACCCCCATCTCCTCCTCCATTTCTGTAAATAGCTCAATGTAACCCTGAACATCGTAGCCAATTTTCTTTGCTGCTGGACCATACTTCCACTTCTCCCCAAAGAGTGCCCATTCTCCGTAGTGGGCTCTGTCTGGAAATTCTCGCATGATGTATATCTCCCCAAAGCGATTAACCGCTGCCCAAATAGCACAGAAGTTTCGAGCACCAGCGGGATCAACTACTTGGTAGATGGTGTACTCCGACTTGTCAGTAATGTCGGGGAACGCCATCCCATTGTGATTTGGTTCATCAGCTAGCACTTGTACCTCTGTACTAAATAGGGGTAGTAGGGATGTAATGCTTCTTACGGGGATACCGTATGCACGAACCTTGATCTCCTCTTGGGGTCTACCCATTAAGTCCTTCTTAATACGCTTGTATCCTCCGAAGGGGTTTTCGTCGGAGTGCAGGTATATGACCGTTGCGTCCCTCTGGGGTGAATACTGGACAGTGGGTACTTGTATGTTGTCCAAGAGCTCTGCGGGTCTAGTAGAGAGCGTCTGTGCCCCCTTTAGGTATTCGGCAACAAAGGGAGTAAATCCGTCGATGGGGGTAAAGCCCAGCAGCATCTTTGAGTTTCTCGTAGCCAAACGAAAGCGAAGAGTATTAACCAGAGCCGCATCACCCAGATATTCGTCAAGCCAACTGCCGATATTCAGCTCTGGGTTTCCCTTGAACCCAAACTCAAATCCCTCTAGGATCGTCTGGTTGTTCGAGAACTGGGTGTAGGTCTTGAAGTCCACGCGGGTTCGGGTGTCTGGGAAGATGAACGAGCTCCCTGTGAATCCGTTCTGCATACTGAAGTTGATGTAGCCCTCGATGCTCTTCGTCTTCTTCCTGAACTCCTTGGGCATCATTTCCCACACAGCAGCCTGTTGTACCTTAATAGAGGTGTCTACGTTCTGAGAGAAGCACACTACGTGACCATCCGTGTTCTCAGTGACTGCCTCCATTAGGAGCTTCGCACACCCCGTCGTCTTACCGCTTCGATTACCACCCAAGGCAAGTACCTCATTGGACTTACCTATTGCATCCCGAATCCTTGACCAACCATCTAGGTCAAACCCATTACGAAGAGGATCCTCCTGTGATGCCCGTATAAGCCCCTCACGCATCCTGTGAAGCTCTTGGAGTGCCCTTGGGTCACTCTCCCCTAGGAGGACAATCTCCTCGTCTGTAGGGGTCTCTACGATGGGGTGCGGTGTAAATACTAATTCCATTAGTGCTCACTGTACTCCTCCAATTTTACGAGATGTGCTTTACCCAGTTCATAGAATGCGTCAGCTACGTTTTGTTGATAGTAACCATTGGCTAGGCTAATGCGAAACATAATCTCTGCCATTTGATTAGCAGTGAGGTCATCGCCTTGAGTGCTAAGCGAAACAATTTCTTCGTGTTGTTCAATTGTTATCTTCATAATGTTTATATAATTAGAAAATGTAAGCACATTAGTTTAACGTGTCTCCGCTACCTCAATTACATCCGCTTGTTTTAACTTCTCTAGGCGACTCCTAGCTGCATTCAGCGTGTCCTCAAAGTCCTCCATTGTGTACACCTTATTAACGTCCACCACGTGAGAGGCTTCGCCCCTAGCTGCCATTGCCTGTCTCTGTGAGTTACTCTTGGAAATAGATATCTCCTTTAGATCCTTGAACTCAGGTACGTAGCCAGCCTCCATCTTGAGCCTAAGAGCATCAATCATATCCTCCTCCAAGGATTCTAGATTAATGTAGCTGCGTGCAGCTAACTGACCTCCCAACTCCCTGAAGGAGCTAGTATGATCCGCGTAGTCCGAGAGCACCTGAACAATGGTGGATCTCGAAACGCCGTGTTTACGAATCATATTTGTCTGGGAACATCCTATTGAGTGCAGGTACAGGATCTTGGCAACCTTCTCTGGGTTGTGCCTAGACAGACTCTTGATCTTGTCGAGTTCCTTCTCGGCTTGTATCTCTACAATTGCCACGGAAATCTCGTTCATCAAATCCTCTTTTTCCTTGTTTTCCTGTTTCATTTTTGCAACTGGGTTTGGCTAGTGTTCAAGGGGGTTGAGCTAATCGTCAACTGGACCCAGTAACAATATTGAAATAAGCCGTTTCAATATTGCAACACCTATACCATTATAGATTAAATTATAGATTCATTATAGATATATAATCATATACATCGGTATTCATTAGTATGGATAAGTCTATGCATATTTTACACGGGATTGTCAAGCTAGGGAAACGCACATGGAATTTGGATTTTTTTGTGGGGTGATTTATATATATAAGATAAAAAACGCAAAGAAAAGTCAAAACCCCCTCCCCCCATCAATTAAGTAACGGTGGTCAGCACAGCCACAGCCACAGCCAGAGACCAGAGGGATACTATGGGCATGCCAGCTAGCTAGCTAGCTATGTTCCACGTGGAACAATGGCAGCCATGTGAGCTAGATATATACCAGCAGTGGTATAAATGTATTACTGGTAGCAATTGAGCATCACTACTGAACATATGTTCACCATTAAACAAAGTGCAGGTGTTCACTACTTTAGTGCTTGACTAGTGAACAAAGCGACGAGGATCGCCTATATGAGCTCCGAGCTATGGACTGGTACACTGGTATCACTTGCTCATTCAAATGAATTCTAGGCGAAATCGACCTCTGCATCCACTGGTGGCTTTGATACCCCAAAATGGAGCTTTGCCTCTCAAATGTCGCTGGAACGATTGCTACCAAAACACGTTAGTTTGAAATCTACCACTTGGGTGATCTGGGTGATCTGGGTGATCTGGTGATCTGATCTGGTGGTTGAGGTGGTCACTATGGACATGGTAGGTGGTAGGTAGGTAGGTGGCAGGTAGGTGGTAGGTAGGTGG